TGCACCCATTCCGGGTCAGTCACTTACTGCTGAACTAGGCGCACGTCCTTGGCAGTCAACACCTCAGTTTACTACGGTAGATGAGGCTATTGATTATTACATGGAACGCATGAGCAGCGAAGAGTTCATGGTTCAGCTTGCTGATGTACTTGAGTCTGGTGTTCCTGTAACTACCTTGGCTAATATTATTCAAATGGGCAGTGTGATGGAGGGTATTCATACTGTAGATGTGGGGATGTTAGTACTTCCTATGCTTATGGAAATGATTATGATGATTGGGGACAGTGCTAAGATTGAGTATGATAAGGGATTAGAAGACCCGAATGCAGAAAAAACTCGTGGAAGTTTAATTGCTAAAGTTATTAACAATTACAGTAAAGAATTAGAAGATGTTAATTTTTCTGCTGAAGAAGAACAAAATGTAGAAGTAACACAAGAAGATAATATGCAAAAAGGTTTAATGGCACGGAGAACTAAATGACTTTCTGGACTGGCTTCGCAACAGGATTAGCTAAGAGTGTTGATCAAGGCTTAAAAAAAGCTATGGATAAACGGGATGATGAATTGTCACGTGCTAAAACATTTTGGCAAACACGGCAGGCACAGAAGCTTGACCAAAAAGAAGCATATGATGCACGTGCTGAAAAAGCATTGCAACGTATGATTAGAGAAGCTGGTGATGATACTACATTAGGACTGGCAGCATTTAATGCAGCAGGCGGTGATGCTGATTCAGTAGAAGCTTTAATTAAACGTATAGATGACACTCGTGCAAATAAAGGTAAGTATAATTTATTAGACTCTTTAAGAACTGCAGATGGAAAACCTCTTACTCCGGGTGAAAGTACTATAGGATTACAGGATGCTCTTAAATCTGTGCGTATGCAAATGAAAGGTGTTGAGTCATCTAACATTAAGATTGATGATCCTCTTAACAAGTATGGTTTAGGTTTGCGTGGAGGTGCAGCGGAAAGTGTTGCAAAAAGTGTTAATGCTATGATACCACCAGAAACAGTAGAAAAACTAACGGGTATACCTAGAGCAACACTTGATATGTCTAATATGATTGATGCTGAAAAGTATGCGAACGATCAGAAGTTACTTGCTATACAGTTAACACCTACATTAGCACAAGGTAATGATGCTATTGTACAAGAACTTATGGCACTTGATCCTACAGCAGATGATTTTGCTTCTAAGTCTGCTGCTCTTATGGATAAACGAGATATTTACTTAGATGCTATGGGTAAGGTAGCGCAAGCAAAAGACACAGGTACTACTGGTGGTGTCACTACTAGTACTTTGAATACTATGTATAATCAACAGTTGACTGCTAACCTAGTTGCTAAAGGAATAAACACTAAGGATCAAACATTCATAGATAAGGATGGTAATATACAGGTAGGTGGTATGGAGTTTACAGATGCGGTTAACGCCGCTACTGCTTCTTTTAATGACACATTTGTAGCAACACTACAACGTGACGATGGTAGTTTCGGTCCTTCTGCTCTTGGGCTGATTCAAAATAATCCAAAGCTTACTCTTGCTTCTAACAGACTAACAGGCAAAGAAGATAAACCTGAATCTGAAAGTGATGGTAGTAAACCACCAGTTACTACTATATCTTTTGAGGATCAGAAAGCCAAGGTACAAGCAAACCCAATGGGTGCTTTACGTAGTTTTATGAATAGCCAAGGAGATAAGGCAACTCCGGATGCTATGCTTAACCTGCTTAGAAAATATGAGTATGCTGATAATGAAGCAGTAGGGCTTATCCAAGAGGCTATGAAACAGAAAGAAACTACACCTAAAAAACCTAGCTTTGCAGACCTTACGAATACACAAGTTAAGGCTAAAGATAATGCGCCTATAGCTTTAAATGATCTAACGCAAGGTACTAAAGCGTATAGTGAATGGTTAGCTACATATGGCAATACACATAATCCTGATGGGACACCTAAATAATGGCTGATGATTTTTCTTTTCTTACACTAGAGGAAGAAGAGGAAGACAAAGATGACGCAGAAGTTCAGTCTATCTCTTCTTTTTCCTCAGAGCCTGTAGCTGTAGACACATCTCAAGAGGTTGACGAGTTTGACTTCTTGTCTACTCCTACTGATGACGAAGTACAAGAAGTAAGAAACATTGAAGAAATCTCTGCTACTGAAGACAAAGATGAATTTTCTTTTCTTACGGTAGATCAACCTGATGCACCTTCACCACTACCAACAGAAGACTCTACAGAGTATGACCTTGATGTAGAGAAAACATTTGATGAGTTTTCTACTGACCAAGGGTATATTGATAGCATTAAAGAATATGCTGTGTCTCGCTATGGTGCAGAGCAAGCTGCTGAATTAGATGACAAGTCTAATGAAGAAATACTAGAGTTATTTCTTACAGAGGTACGTGCCTTTGAAACTAACTCGCTTAACTTATCTAGTATGCTCGACTATGTTAGAGGTGCTAGTGAAGAAGAAAAACAAAACTTTGGTTTCATCTATAGTCAACTAGATAAGATGCCCGGCTTTCTATCTGAAGGTGGTGGCTCCACTGCTAGTGCTGTAGTAGATTATCTTGGTTCCTTTATATCTGATCCTATAAACCTTGTTGGCTTCGGTGCTGGCAGGGTTGCTGCTTCTGGTGCAAAGGCTGCTATTCTTCAAACCTTTAAACAAAAAGGTAAGGAAGCTGCCATCAAAGAAGCAAGTAAGCTATCTCTTCAGGCTGCTAAGAAACCTCTTGCTGTAGAAGCTGGGTTTGATTTAACTGCAGGTACGGTAGAAGATTTAGGTAGACAAGCTATTGAAGCTGAAGTCGGCATGGCAGATGATGTCAGTCTAGGTGAAGCTATGCTTGTCGGTGGTATTCAGGCAGTTGCTGGTGGTGTATTAACTGTAGGTTTAACTGCGGGTACAGCACGTAAAGGTGCTAAAGAAATTGTAGAAGAAGTTGAATCTATTAGTACTAAGATAGCAGAACGTGCTGCTGCTAAAGAGACTGCTGAACAACAAGACAGCGGATATGTCTTTGATCCTGTCAATGGATATGAAGTACTAGAAGAGATTGATTTAAAGAGTTTACGTAGCCAAGTAGAAGGCGGCGAGTTAACTGAAGGCCAGTTACAGGTAGAGATTACACAACGTATAGCTAAAGCAGCTACTGAAATCGTAGCTGACATGATGGAACGTGGTGAGATCGTACCTGCTGTCCAGAAGATGATTGATGATGGCAATAAAGCCTCTGAGATTGCTCGTACTGTACTAAGCAATGAGGACATTGACTCTGACTTACTCAGTGGTGCGCTTAAACGTGCAGGCTTGAGTGTAGAAGACTTCCTTGATGTCAGTGGCGTTAGCTTAACTGATGCTGCCAAAACTATGGCATCCTATAGTAACATGGGTAAGCTTATTAAGCGTACTAATGAACTAGACCCTGCTGCAGCTAAAAAGATTGAAGATGCTTTTGGTGCAGAGAATGCTACAGTAAGTTCACTAAGTAAAGCACACGACTTTATGATGAGGCTTGACCGTGAACGCCGTGCCTTTATGGTATCACAGATAGCTACAACAGCACGTAACGTAGCGACTGCAGGTATGCGGTTGGGCATGGAAAGTGCAGCTAAGACTATGGAGTCTAGCCTTTATCATCTAGGTAAAGCTGCTAGTTCTGTTGTTCGTGGTGAAGCTAGTGTCGCTGGTGTTCAACGTGGACTAAGACAGATTGCTGTAGATGGCTTCGGTACACTTGCCTACTTAGCAGACGCAGGTGGGTCAAAACAACTAGCAGACACTTTGTTGAAACATAATCCAAGACTTGCTCGTATTATGGACAGGTCATTACAAGAAGTAGATGTTGACCAGACACTTTCAAAGCCTGCTAGACTTGTTAATACACTGAACATGCTACAGGATACATATTTTAGACGGGCTGTATTCAATGAGTCAGTAGCTAAACAGTTACGTGCTACTGGTGTAGACTTAGATGAGTTCTTGCTTACAGGTAAGGCATTACCAAGCCAGGTTATGGAACGTGCAGTTGATGATGCTCTATCCTTTACCTTCGCACGTATGCCTAAACGTGGTGGAGATAAACTTGGTGACACTATTGGATATCATTTTGTTCGTTTTAATGAAGCACTAGGTCCACTGCCCGGAGTAGTGGGTGCGCCTGTTGGTACTGGTGCATTCCCCTTTGCTAGATTCATGGTCAATGCTATGCAGTTCCAGCTAGACTATAGCCCATTAAGTACTGTAGGTGCCATAACTAACGGCAGCAAGGGTATGTTTAATAAATATGTGCGGGGTATCAGTGATGCTAAAACAGAACGACAGTTGGCTAAAGCACGTGAGCAAGTAGGTAAAGCTACTGTAGGAACTGCTGCACTATTCGCTGCTATCAAGCATCGTGAAGAGAACCAAGATACTAAGTGGTACGAGGTAACAGACAGTGAAGGAAGACCTGTAGACACACGTGCTTTCTTCCCTATATCACCTTACCTTGCAGTAGCTGACTTTATTGTTAAGCTGAAGAATGATGAACTAGATGAGGCAGGTATCAAGCAAGTGTTTGAAGGCTTGACAGGTGCGCAGCTACGTAGTGGTGCTAGTTCTTACATGATTGATTCGTTCTTTGAGAACTTAGACTCTGTTACAGGTGGTGGTGGAGTAGGCGACATCAAGACAGAGAAGATGGCTGAATATATCGGTGGTTATCTGGGGGAATTAGTAGGTGCTTTCACTACACCAGCCAAGATGGTTGGGGATGTTATGGCGCAGTTCGATAAAGATGAAGCTTTAATACGAGATGCTAGACAGATAGAAGGCATCGGTGCTGCTGAACGTGGGGTAGATGCTTTTGAAAAGGCTGCACTACGTGCTGTACCGGGGCTGAGTGATGAGTTACCTGTTAAAGAAAGCCCTACTCAAACAGACCCAATGGTTAAGCAAAGCCCATTGCTAGGTCAGCTTACTGGTGTCCGTCCACAGAAACGTAGGACAGATGTACAGAAGGAACTAATTGACTTAGGCTATGAGGACTACGAGATTGTGCCAAGTACAGGTGATAAGACTGCTGATGCCTTCGTAAAGAAAGCTATGGGAAGATTTGTGGAAGATAACTTAGCTAGGGAGATAGCATCTCCGGGGTATAAGAAGCTTAGTGACGCTAAAAAGAAAGCGTCTATGCGAAATAAGCTAAAGAGATATCGGGATATAGCTACTAAAGTGGGTAAGGCTGAAGCGTCACGAGGAGCAAGAAAAGATGGTAAGGCATTTACTCCATTTGATCGTGCACAGTGGGCTAAGTTAAGCAAAGGCGCACGTAAACTAGCAGATGAGTATTACATGGAACGCTATGGTAAATCTGTGTTAGATAAGCAGGCAGAAGAACCTAATGTCAATCACTTCCTTACAGGTAAAAAGATAGGGCAGATTCTTAATAGAGTAATGCAATAAAAAAAGGGGGCTTAATTGCCCCCTCTTTCATATGTGTCACTCCTTAACGATTATCACCAGAACCCTGAAGCTGCCCCCTAGATTTGCGGTCAGCCAGTTTTTCAAGGTTATCTTCCATGACTTTGCCTAGGTTTACTCCTAACTCTTTTGATAGTACAGCGATATACCAACAGACATCACCTAACTCCTTCGTAATCTCTGCACGTTTAGCAGGGTTATCACCATCACGTATTAGCTTCTTAGCCTTGTTAGCAATCTCACCTGCCTCACCCGCCAGTCCTAACGTCAAGTACGCTAGGGCTGTTTCTTTTGGGAAGATGGCTGTAGTACAGGCTCTGTTCTGATAGTCTGATGCTGTTATCCCACTCATTTGTTTCTCCTTCATCCACTGTTTAGCTTCTTGCTCTAGCTTGTTCATTCCGTTGTACCTTCTGTAGATTCACATGGTAAGCGTCATTCCATCCTCTATGCCACTCACGTGCTTGCATTGTGTTAGCATCAATGGGACAGTTTAGTTTGCCCCTCTTGAATGCCTCTTGACCCCACTCATACTGTATTCTGAGTGGGGCATCATACTTGCTCAATCCATTACGCCGCAATTGTATCTCCTTTGTTTAACTGGTTGAAGGGTAGCTTCTGTGTTGTTGCGTGGTAGTTCATTATCTTAATTGCTGTGACCTTATCAATCTTAAACCATTCGCCTAATCGTTCTTCTGCAAAATGTTCAAAGACCTTGTGCATCTCAGCTTCTTTCTCGTGTCTATTATCAGTGCTTAGTCTAGCGATTACTTTGTAATCACGAAACGGTGATGAGGTTTGGTAGCCTTTGCATCTATCATCAGAGTCAACTGCCTTGCCTACCTTAACCCAATCAGTGAAGGCTGGATTAACAATCACGTAAACCTCACCTTCTTTAGTGCTTTCAATCTGATCATGTGACCACACATCATCAAGTGATTTGTATCTACCTGCCTTCCACAAAGGATGTGAACGTGGTATGTACTTACCATTGACCCACATGCGTCTAGCATTCTTTGTTTGGTACTGTGAAAGACGTTCTCGTTTACCCTCAGTAGGAATGTACCACCATTCCCCATCCTCATAAACTGTTTTAGCTGTAGTCAAAACACTTTTCTTTGTCATGTGTTTGTCTCCTCATCTGTTGTTACTATTCTTTGTATAAGGACTAGAGGATGATTAAGTCTCTTAACCATCACTCTAATATCCCAGTATATTAACACGGTCATTAGCCATAAGGCAAGCAATAATAATTGAATCCCATCCAAATCATTCTCCTTTATGCTGCTGTTAAGTCCACAATCTCACATGCACCAGCAGAACATGCCAACTCCCTGCCACCTGACGTTGTATCTTCTTTCTCAAAGTCCTGTAGCTTAGACCAGTCCACTGACTTAGGCATCTTCTTAACAGCTTCTTTGTACTGTGCCTCATCAATGTCCTGATAAGGTGCTTGCTGGTATGTGTGTTCGCTGAATGGTAGGAAGCTGATGCCACTCACCTCATCGAAATGTTCATACACCCAAGCACCAACGTCCATCCATTCTGATTCCTTCACAGAAATTGTTACGCTAGGCTTATGTTCACACCAGTGACGCTGGTACACTAGCCACAAGTCAAGCTGTTCAATGGCAGTCATACCAGTACGTGTTACCGCACCTTTAGGTGACTTCATTGGGAAGCTAAACACGGTAGTGCTATCTGGCTTCATTACATCAGGCTCTGCAGGGATGCCCTGACTAACCAAGAACTGTGTCAGTGGGTCTTTGTTATCACCACGTACAGTACGGATGTAGTATGGGTTATGCCGTGCATGAATGCCTGATGCTGTATCACATAGCTGTGACACTGTACCACTAGGCTTGACACAAGTAATGGCTGCTGACTGTGGAATGTTAAGTCGTTTAGCCATAGTCTCGTTAGCTATTACTGCAGTATCTTTCAGTACCTCAAGTAATACCTCAAGCTTATCCCCTGTTGTAGAAGTCAGGCTGTTGTCCATGATGCCTGTCAGTGATACACCAAGCAAGCGTTCTTCCTCTGTATTCTTCTTCCAGATGTTACGTAGGTACTTGAAGCTAGTCAACGTAGACTGGAATGTACCTAAGATAGTAGCTAGGCGTACCTTCTCTTTCAGTGTTTCTATTGAATCGTTCTCACGTACCACTACCTCTGACAAGTTACAGAACTGGTATGGACGTAGGATGATTTCACTGCAAGGGTTACAACCAAAGTCGTGATCAGTTTCACGCCGACCATTCTTAGCGGCCTGTACTCGTGCTGACTTACGATTGAAGATGCCACGCTCACCTGACTTGCTGTCATACAAGGACAACCACTCACGCATGAATGTACCCATCTCAGGCTTCTCTTTGTATGCTACAGAGTTATTAGCCAATGCACGTTGACCCTCATTCTCCCACCACATACCTGACTTAGCATGTGCCATCTGGTCATCGTTCAAGTTAGACAAGCTGATCAATGCACTGCGGCGTACACCACCTACAACGACAACCTCACCAATCTTACACATGATGTCATGGCATTCAATTGGATAAAGTCTACGTCCTGCAGCACCCTTGAACTTCTGGATGACAAACTCAAATAACTCAACCAATGGCTGTGGGCCTGATGCCCTGCCACCAAATGTCTTGAGCCTTGCACCTGCAGGACGTACTTCGCTGACATCGAACTTAGGAATCTGTCCAGTGTACAACATAGCAATTAGTTCCTTCAGTGACTTAGCCCATCCGGGGCGGCTATCACCTACCTTGATTACTGTGTCTGTAGGATGGAAGTCTTCATTAACGACTGGCAACTTCTCAATGATGTGACGCTCAACAGAGAACCCTACACCTGTACCGCACATTAGGATGTACATTGTCTCGTCAAACGCACGTGGGCTATCCACAGGTACATAAGAACAGTTGTATCCACCTACGTGACAGCGATCTAGTGCTGGGCCTGCTGTCATCATAGCCCTCATGCTAGGCATGATCTGTTGTGTAAATACGGCTTCCTCTAGTTCACCCCTTAGTGAATCAGAAAGCTTATAGCCGTGATTGCTAGACAAGTGACTAGCCATGTAATCAAAATATCTTGATACAGTTTCACCCCATGTTTCCCTTCGTTGTTCATCTTCTTTCCATCGTGCATACCTAGATAGCGCAATGAAGTTCTGGTAGTCTGTTGGTAATTGGTTACTAATCATGTGTCGTTACTCCATTATTGTTCTAATTGTTTTGATACTGGCACCATCTATATCATAGAAATATTCTTGTATGCCATCTTCTAATTCCTCACCTACCTGTCCATCGGCTGGCACTGGATAGTCTTCTTCGTCAACATCAATGGTGATAAACATCTTAACTCGCATCTGCCATCACCTCTTCAATCAACTTATCCAGATACCATCTGGCTTTCTCTAAGTCTTCTACAGGCTTCTCTTTGTAATCGAAACGCCATAGGTATTTCATAATGTTACCTTGCAGATAATACTTGAACCCATCACCAGTGGCAGCAGAGATAGCATGAATACATTCGATGCCTGTCTGGTTGTAGTGGGGTGGGCTGTTGACCATATCAACATTACCCCAAGCTACTTTACCTGCTTGTTCTTTCTCTTCCATCATCTTTGCTTTCATAAATGCATCATGTCTCATGCTGAACCTCCTGTCTTTGTGTTGAAGTGTAAGTGTACTACATTACCATCATAGGTTTTCTCTACACCAGCTTCTTCCTCTAGTTCTACATCAATCTCCATCTCTGTGTCAAGTACTTGCATCACATATTCGTGTACAATATTACGAATTTCTTCTGACTCTTCCATGATAGGGATGGTAGCACACATCATCTTACAGAAGTGCATTAGCTGATAGTAGTCATCATCTTCTAGTGGGTTATCAGGTGAAGCAATAATAGATATGTCTACCTCACCTGACCAACCGCCTTCATCATTTGGAAAAGGACGCACTCGTATCAGATAATCCTCGTTGTTAAGTTCTTCTTTAAGTTTGTCCATATCCATATGTTATCTCCTTTTCACTTTAGCTCCAGTGTATTTAATGAATGCTTCGTGTTTCTTCTTACCTTTCTCCTTCAGCCAATCCTCTGGAATGATGCGGTCATAGTATCGAAAGCCTTGTTTGATACACCATTCAGCGTAGGTACTCTTAGCACCCTTACGCAGCTTACTATTACTATTAGTGAATACGAAACGAATGTCAAGTTTAGGATGCTGCTTCTTGATAGCTATGTGTTTACGTCTATCTGCTGCAGTAAACAATCCTTTCGTTTCGATAATGATGCCGTTGTCTAGCACGAAGTCTGGGGTATAGGTGCGGTAGGCTAGGTCTTCCCATTCGATCTTAATACATTCGTAACCATAGTTAATGTTACGTTCTTTAAGATACTCTGAGACTTTAAGTTCTAGCCCACTGCGATACCCATACTTCTTGGCTGCAGCAAATCGCTTTGCGTTAGCCAATGACATCTCCAATGTAACTCACTGTAGGTGGATTCTTAGCTTGTGACTTGACTGCCGGACGTTCTGTTAGATCAGACCAACAATCAAAGCGGTAAGAACAAAAGCGACACCCATCATTAAGTATCTTATTACCTGTCTCCTTACCTCTAAACTTCTCTGGTACTGGTTGAAAGCATCTTTCAAACTTGTTCTCCTCTACTGTAGCTACTGTCTTGTTGATCTTTTCTAACTCTTTGTCCATGTCTAGGTTATCGGCAGGGACATACTTGAATTGACCGTTGGCTTTATTGACTACCCACCAACCGCCAGCACGTTTGCCGGAAGCTTTGGCGTAACCCGCAAGCTGTCCAACGTAACCAAACCCGTCTCCTGCTGCAAGGGTATCGTAAGATTCAAACTTGTTTCTGTAAGACCAGTCTGAAGCTGATTTAATATCATCAACTGCATCGTTAATGACAATATCATATGACCCATTAATACGAGTAGTACCAAGGTCAAGAGTGACTTTTTCAGTATCATTGTATTTTACTCCTGCTTCTTTGAGAAGACCTTTGAACACCGCCTCAACGATGTCTCCGATCATCATGTTCATTACAAATGTAGTTGGGAAGGGCAAGGCCACCTCTGGTTTATTCTTCTCGTACCAAAGCTGGCAAGTAGGGCGACCAACATTTGACATACGCAAACGAAAGTCACCCCTTGTCTTACCACTCCCGAACTGACGAGTAATTGCATCAGCTACGTCATCAGCTACCTGCTTGATGGTAGCGTCTGACATAGTGGATGTGCCTTTGACAGCATTCTCCATGTACTGATGCAATGCTAGTTCGGCGGGATGATTCATTATGCCACCTCTTCTTCTTCAAATTCAACATCAATCACACCGTCAATGTCTACTTCATCTAAGTCAGCATCGTTCTGGCTCGTTGCCTTCTCAGTGTAGGTATTGATGATGTACTCATTGTAGTTCGTCACCCAAGCCATGAAGTCACCGAAGCGATCCTGATCTTCTTGAGTAAGTTCCAGTGTCTTAGTAACGTCAAGCGTTGTCACTGGTAGGTAGAAGCTACTACCGTTAGGCAGCTTACGTTCTTCTGTAGCTGAAACGATGTTGTGCTGCACTGGCAGACGCTTCATCTTATTGAGTTTAGCAAAGACATTGCCGAACTCTTTGAATGCATCACGGTTCTCAATCTCCCAGATGAATGGTGTTGTGTCCACCTCTACAGGATTACCGCTTGCATCAACAGGATCAATCATCTCTACGGTGCCAAGCATTACTCGTACACGCTTGATCTGACGGATTAGTTCCTGTGTCTTTTCAGGTAGTGACTTCCAGTCAGCAATGTAACCAGCAGGCTTACCACAGTTAAAGCCACCATCATTATCTTTAAGATCAGTGTTCAGATTGTCTGCCATCACTGTCTTAACATAACGGTTAGGTGATTTACCTGTAGCCATGACAAACTTCTTGTACATGAAACGCTGTAGGTATGGACGCAGCTTAACAGATGCAGCGTAGTAGGTAGGCCCATCTGGAATTTCCAGCTTGTACATACCACCGGAGACAACTTCCATATTAACACGCTTACCGTTTACTTCAGCCTCACCCATGATTGGTGTGTGGTGAATACGTAGACGAGCCAGTGTGCTTGCAGACTTCTTGCTGCTGCTGCCACCTTCATTAGCGATGCCCATTGCTTTAGCCATAGCTGCGAAATTATTCGTATCAATTGTTGCGATTTCAGTCATGTTTATTAACTCCTTTTCAGTTGTGTAAGATTCATAGTTATATCAGATTACGTCCTTAACGTCAAGCCAATTCGGACCAATCTTTGCCTCTAATAATAGAGGTACGTTGAAGTCAACTCCCCACCGTAATGTGATGAGTTCAGGCAGTGCTTTATTAGTAGCCTCTATGACGTTGATTACCTGCGCTTCTTCGTCAGGGTGTACGTCAATGACAATACTATCATGCACTGAGTTCACTATACATGATTGCATACCCTTTAGCAACTCATCAATATGCAGCAATGCAATAGGTACAATGTCTGCCGTAGCGAATGATTGCACAGGGTAATTCTTAATCTGTGTAAAGTGTGAGACACGCCCGGTAGATTTACGCACCACATCAGGGAACGCAAACTCACGACCACTAGGCGTGGTTATCTTTTGTGTTGTTACAGCCTCTTTAGCCAGTCGGGAATGCCAAGCGGCGACTCCTTTGTACTTGCTGTTGAAGTGTTCGTAGTAGGCTGCTTCCGCTTTGCTTCTACCATATCCTGTTGCGCCGTAGAGTGGGGCGAAGGTATGCGCTTTCGCATCCTGCCTACTCGTAGGCTGACCAGCATCGGTAATAACTTTAGCGGTGTATGCATGTACATCAAAGCCAGTAGATACTTCTTCAATGGCTACCTCATCTTGTGATAAGTAAGCGGCAGCACGAAACTCAAGCTGTGCAAAGTCAGCCTCAAGTATCTTACCACCATCAAATCGTGACACGAATACTTTCTTTACAGGGAACGTACCGCCACGTGGCATGTTCTGCATGTTAGGATCAGCACCAGAGAAGCGGCCTGTTGATGTACGATGCTGTAGCAACCGGACATGCAACCTACCATCTTGCTTGGTGTATGTTCCAATGCCATCAACGAATGATGACAAGTAGGTATCGACAGCAGATAGCCGCCGTACCTTAGACAAGAAGTCAACAGCGTCAGTCATACCTCGTGACTTAGCTGCGGCCTCAAGTACCTCTAGGTTCTGCTTGCTAGTGGAGAAGCCGTTGGCTGATGCCCACTTAGCTGATGGTGGCTTGAACTTCAGCCCCGCCACATCCACAGAATCAGTAAGCAGATAGCCAGCCCCACTACAGGACGTACATTTATTAGTATTGGCAAATGGTGTTCCATCTTTCTTTACCTTTCTAATAGCACCACTGCCGTTACAAGTACGGCACTGTTCTGCTACTGTCTTATAGATACGTTCAGTACCACCAGCAATGAGACTACGGAAGTCTGCATCACTCATATATGGGTCAATAGCATTACCCCAATATGGCTTGTCAATAACCTTGCGGCTATAGATAACCCAAGACAATTGCTCTGGGCTGTTAAGGTTGATAGGTGTATCACCCATAAGAGTACGAACATGAGACTGCAAGTCAGAGACTAGCTGCTTCTTCTCTTGCTCAAACTCTGTACGCACTTCGTCTAGCTTGCTGATGTCTACAGCAAAGCCACGCTGGTAGATAGCAGTCAAGCATTTGGCTACACGATTAGTCAGTCGTGCAGTAGATAGCAAACCAATGTCAGCTACAGTGTTAAGTCTGTACCATAGCTTATCAGATAGCTGCTGAGTAGCATGTAAGTCAGCACTAAGATACTCAGACAACTCAGCGTGAGGAATGTCACGAGTGTTGTAACCCTTCTTGAAGTATTCTTTAAGGGTGTCTTGCTTCTTAGTGTCCAACTCATAGCGTTCAGCACAAGCCTCAAGTGACAATGGTTCTTTGATACCACGCTGCAGTACATACTCGACAAGCATTGTATCGAATACCGCACCATCATACTTGAAGCCTGACTCCCACAGCCATAGCAAATCATGTGCTACATTGTGGCAGATTAGTAAGGTTGTCTTGTCTAGCCAGTCTTGTACGATGGTATGCCCATCAACATCCGCTGGCACATCACTGTGATCAAACGTGACGATAAGTTCCTCGCCCTGATCAGACAGCATACCAACCATAGTCAGTGAATTGTCTGGCTCAAATGGATCAAGGTGTAGCTTACCATCCCGCTTAGTCGTTGTGTTCTCTACGTCAAGTGTTAGTTTCATATCTGCCCATCCTTACTGTTCCTGTCATGTCTAGTGGTATCTGATAGAATAACTCACCGGACGTTATATATTTATTCGATACCTCAACTGGTGTCAAGTCTTTAATGTCGTTTGACTTAAACATAATTGCAGAAGACAAAGGTTTATTCCAGATGAAGAACAACGTAGGTGAAGTAAAGAACTTACTCTTGCGTTCTGGTAGCTGCACTGTATCGAATGGGAACTTGTCTGTATCCCATACAGTCTTGACCTCACACTCGACATAGAACTTGCCCTTGCTACCTTCAGCAATCAAGTCTTGACCGTAGATGTTAGGGTTCTCCCATATCTCATAGCCCTTGACCTGCATGTATTCCATAGTACGGATACGTGCTGGCTTGTCATGCTTACCATGTAGTGCTTCACTAAATTGTTTCCTCATCCCTCATACCTCGCAGTCTGGTAGTTAAGTTCACAGTTCACCATACCGTGCCAGCCATTAAGCTTGTTCTTAACGATGTTGATGTGACGCAATGGGCTTTCTTCTTCTTGACCCTCTACGCTAGGTGATTTACCAATCAACACCATCAAGTCAGCTTCAGCAGCCTTACCAGTACGTGAGCCTTCCATCATAGATTGATTAAGCTGCGCACGGCCTTCAGCTTCAGCAGACAACTGTGACATATAGAATACAGCACAGTCGTATGTCTTAGCAATCTGTCGTGCATAGATAGCACAAGCCTTGAGTGCTTCATCAGGTCTTGAGTATGAACCAGCCACACCGAACTTGTCACCCATGTCTAGTACAAGTATGTCAGGCTTGTGTGTCTTACATACAGACTCGACCCATGCCATGTCACGACCACCAGCATCTTTGATCTTGATGTTGTTCATCACTGGTTCGTACTTAGCCTTGGCTGCACCAATGTTGTCACGCACCTCACGTGCTGTCATACCGGCAGCAGCAGTCAGGTATCTAGCACCGACACGGTGGGTAGGTTCCTCATTACATAGGATGATACACTTAGCACCCTGATGTGCAAACCCACCCGGTGATGCAATCAAGCTGGCGTGGAAGGATGTCTTACCAGTGTTAGGTCTAGCACCTACTTCGATAAGCTGACCACCGGACACACCCTCAACCTTACGTGCTACGCTAGGTATGTTGAATGACCAACGTGCTTCCAGTTCAGCTTTAGCCATGAGTGTTTCGACACTAATGTCATCCCACTCAATGTTGAGGTTGGGAATGAAGTCATCACCATAACGCTCTAGCAGATTGCGTAGCTTCTCAAGGGTAGCTGCATCACCATTGACCATATCAAAGCCAATGTTAGCAACATCCTCACCCACTACCTGCTGGAACAGTTTTGATAGTACCTCTTGTGCTACGTCACTACCCATCGGCTGCTCACGTTTGATCTGTGCAAACAGGCTTGAGTAGGCTTGCTTCTGTGCTGTAGTCAAGGTGGGATTGTTAGACATAAACAATGCCTCAATCTCATCTGGTGTTACAGTACGCTCGTACCTATCCATAGCTGTGTCGATAGCTTCTTTAATCTTACGAGCATCCTTGCTGAACAATCGCTGTGGGCATTTGCTACCACGGTGATCATCGTAGAAGGACTTATCCATAAGGCTTCTAATGATTGATAATTCCATTTAAGTTCTCCATATCTGTCGGGTTACGATATTTCAAATCGTCAGTCAGTCGTAGTACACGAACATCGTTTACGTGACCACGTAATTCCTTTGCCATCTGCAAAGTCTTGGGTAGCGCATCGGGGTCTAACGCTATAACTGCTGTTGAGAACTGTGCAAGATACCCTTTATGCGACTCTTGCAATGATGTGCCAAGAAGCGCAACCCCGACAAAGGAACCGTAACCAACAACGGCTGCACTCACACAGTCCTCAACAACTACTGCGACATTACCACACCCAGCGGTGTAAGGCAAGCCACTTTTTCCATATCGTTTCCATTTAGGTAGGCGATTACCAAGCGCACGGCCTGTCGCATCTACCATAACTCCATCATGTATGACAGGGAATACCACACGGCTTTCCTTCACATCATACATCAAACCTAATTCATCTATGTCTAATCCCCATGTGTGACACCACCTGTTCATATACACATTGTCACGATGCGGTATGATGTAGGTAGGCAATTCAAATGTACTGGTAGCAAACTCCTCTGCACCCTTGAAGCCTGACCTAATGTCATCGACTGTAAGATGCACACGATTGCCACCCTTGATACCGCAAGATGCCTTGTAGCAATTCCATACAAGGGAACCCATATTGTTTGTGATAGTAAACGTCTTAGCACCGCCACAGTTAGGGCAGTCCATGCGTTTCGTGTGTCCGTTAGGTACATCTATATCACTTATAATGTTATATATACTCATATGTAATACTCACTTTCGTTGTCGGCAGTTAAGTGCTTTTACCATGTGATTTCCTCATTGTCAATGCAGAATTTGCAGATGAGTAGGTATTTTTCATGTAAGGTTTAACTGACTGTGGGTTACTGTGTCCTGTAACCGACATGATTTGTCCCATAGGAACACCAGCTTCAACCATCTGTGTCGTACCAGTGCGGCGTAAGTCCATCAGCCTTAGTTCTTCAGCCAGCCCAGCTTGCCGCATGACAGCCCTTCCAGCTTTAGATAGTCTCTGCATACTATAAGGGTGGTACTCGCCGTGTACGGGCGTTGTACGGGGAACAACGTACTGTTGAAAGCCAAAGTCTTGCTCTTGCTGTGTCAACATCTCAAGCAAGTCATCTTCGATGGGCAAAGTTACGTCTGCCCTACGCTTAGACTGCTCAAGATACAGCTTACGTTCATCCAAGTCTATGTTATCCCATGTCAGTAACCGCATGTCACCTAGTCGCTGGCACCAATCATATGCCATGTGTACTATCAAGCCAAGGCTACGCCACTGAAACTCACTGTATGCAGTGTCAAGAAAATGACGCACATCATCTTCTGTCCACACAATCTTGCGTTGTGGTGGTGTTTTACGTCTGACACTAGCGAATGGATTGACAGCAGTGTACTCCATGTCAATGGCATGACGATACACAATAGATGACACAGTGCAGATGTGGTTGGCGAAGCTGATGCCCCGCACAACCCACTCTTCATAGGCATGTTTAGCTTGTTTGCTAGTGAGTTTCTTATACTCAACGTCACCAAATTTGTCACACATTATGCCCAAGAAATATTGATAGTCTTTCTTAGACTTGTCTCGTAACATACTGTAATCATTGGAAGTATAATACTTGTCAACTAGTTGCTGTACTGTTTTCATACACTTAACCTTTCCACATCCAACTCGTTATATTCCTTTTCACTTTCTATAAAGCGATAGTTACATAGCTTATAATACTGGCTAGTTCTGTCATGTACATACACACCATCTCCCAAGTGTATGTTTGATTTATTGAAGGAACAATGCACATAGTCTTCTGGATTTTCGCCTCGTTCATAAGCAAACTTATATGTCTTGTAGTGCTTCCATTGTTTACCCTTAGTTTTATCTGACCAATCTGGAACAAAACACTCTACCAGCCAGTAGTTGAAGCGTGGTAAAAACCACGCCCCATTTAATGTATTTGGTTTATCATCCTCGTGCAGACGTTTTGTGTAAGGCCAACCCGCATCAGTCATGCTGCAATCAACTCCTTAAACTGCTTGCTTTCAATCCAACGTGAAACCTTCTCTTCACGCTCCCACATATTCTTTGCTGCTGTATCCTTGCCAGTGTTACGCAACTTGAAACCGTTACGCTCATCAGCATAGCTTGCATAGTTTGTGAAGGCAGAGTACAGAGCAAAAGCATTATTACCACGAACACCAGCCTCTTGATTATACAACTGAAACAATCCATCAGACTTGCCCTTGTCAAGTGATTCAAGCATAGCTTTCACGTCACCTACATACAGGCTCTTGTTAGCCCATGCTTGTATCTGCTTGTGATAGTCAGTGAAATCATCGTTAGCTTTGCCCAGCTTTTGAATGAACCTGTCAAGGCTAAAGCCACTAGTGTTCTTACGGCGTACTTTGTCATGCTCACCACGCACCATGCCGTTGGTGCAGAAGAAGTCGATAGCCCCAAACAGTACAGTGTTAGAGCATGTACCATCAACACCATGCAAAGCAATGATACGCTGTGCAATCTCAGTCTCATGCTTTGGTGTGACGATAGTGTGCTTCATATTAGGCAGGGTCATGTCCATCATAGCCCAGCCATTGTTATGAGCATCACGCCAGACAATACTAGCATCAGCATACTCAGCATCAGTCAGGTGATTTGTGACAGCATCCATTACATCACGGAAGAAGTCACCATGTGAGGCACACTTAAAGTCTTTGCCAACGATAGCGATAGGTTCGCCAGTGTTATTGTCAATGACATACTTCTTGTCAGCTACACGAGTAGGCTCGAAGGTCACATCAAAGTCTAAGTTCTCAGGGATATATTCTAGCATATCAATTCTCCTTTATAATATGATTAGGATAAGTGGTAGTACAAGTAACCATGTTAGTAAGTCCATAGTTATACTCCTTTACTATATAGTTTGTCAAGATGTTTTACCAATTCATTGTATCCCCCAATGTGTATACCGTCACGCCATATCTGTGGCACTGTAGTGTATCCACGCCTACGCAGAAACCGCTTGAGCCTTGGGTTGAGTGACCTGTACTTATAGGGAATGTCTAAGTCCTCTAGTCTAGCACAGGCCAACTCACAATAGACACAGCTATGCTGTCCGATTATCTGGTATTGGCTAGTCATCTAAGCAGAACTCCCGCCGAACCGAATCAGCCTTGCGTTCTAGTTCATGGAAGGTGTCACAGTATATGTAACGTACACCGCCCTCATACAAGCCTTGCCGTGCCATGTCCTGTGCTACACTTTCCAACTCTTTCACTAGAGCCAGTAAGGATGCAGGCACTTGATCTGCTAACTGCTTGCGCTTCTTCTTCTCAGCAGCGTGTTGCTTTTCCCAATAAGCCCTACGTTCTTTTTCTGTCATGTTCTCATATTTTTTAGCCATCGTTGTACTCCTTCTGGAACTCAGTCCATGCGGCATAAAATACCTCGTTGAAACTGTGGTAGTTGGCATCCTCAAAGGCAGCAGACGCTACCTCAAAGATATCCTGTCCACTCCACTTGACTGCTTGGGATAACTGTATCCCTTTGATTTCATTACTATTCATTAAAATTATCCCAATACCATGTCTTGAACTTATGGAAAGCTAACAGCTTGTATGCTTCTAGGTCTAGCGTTTCCCATTCGTTGAGGTCAATGCCAGCAACATCGTGAGTGTTCTCCATCTCAGCATCTAGCATCACCATCAGGGCATTGGCTTCTGTGCGTGTCAGTTGTATCCATATTGTGTCTGTTTTAGCCATCATTAATCTCCTTTACAGTAGTTGGTCAGTACCATCAACGCCCATCAGGTTCATCACATCCCTAGTCAGGCTGTCAATCAATTCATAAACATCATTGACAGGCCAATACTCTAGCGGTTCCCATGCGTTGTCTTCAAAAAACTTATCAAGTTTTTCTTCAGGCCAGTCTGCCCAATCATCAGGCAGGTGTTGGCACAGGAAATGCCCAGACAGTCTAGCAAATATCTGTTGTTCAGTCATCATCAATCTCCTTTACCATTCTACAGGGTAGAACACTTCTACCATGCTATCACACTTAGGGCAAGTCAGTATCGTGACCATGCTAAACTCATCACCACGATGGTCATCCGGGTTGATATCATGGTCATTGCCCCATATTAGTTCTGTATCCTTGCAGTGCCAGCAGTTCATGTGTAAGTACCCCCTTCATCACGTTCATGTAAGTCATCTACATCTATGCCATCACAGATGTATGAGTAGTCATAGTTTGGTATGTCGAACAGCTTGATGCTGCCATCTTCATTACGAACATAGTCATCTGCATCATCATCCCATACAGCTACAGTCATATCCCATACAAGTGTGCCATAGGTTTTATCTGGGTCAAACATTATCGATCTCCTCTACTGTAATCTCTGCGTCATAGTCACCATCATATTCTTTCCAGTGTATGCCATCAAAGTTAAAGGCTATAATCTTTGCTTGGTCAGCAGATTCAGCTTCAATGGTGGCAACACAAGCCACTGTATAGCTTCGGGTTACTTCGTACTTAGGCATCATTAATCTCCTTTGATGATATTACTTGGGTGTTTTCGCCACCCACTAAACCACGCATCTCTATCTGTGCCAGCACCCATGCTTCATACTCTGATACCGCATCGACAATGATGTCACGCTGCGTTGTTGCTTCAACTTTTACTTCATACTTAGGCATCATCAATCTCCTTATCCATAGGCCAGTCGGTTGTGCCTTCCATAGCTGACACGACACGAGGGTTAGTGCCACCAACTAGGTTGACTACCTCACGCATTGCTGCCTGTTCAGCCTCATCAAAATCATCAGCTAATACAACCACTTCACGTTGTACACTTACCGATACACATACTGTGTACTTACCTCTAGCAGACATATCAATCGAACTCCTTAATGAAATTAAACTCAAGTTCAGCATCAGGATGTAACACCTGTGCCATATCAAAGCAGGTAGTGACTGCATCTTCCCATGTTGCATTGTCTCTGAGCATGGACGTATCCACACTCAGAGTTGCTGTTTCACCGCTTACGGTCATTCCAACGTGCCATGTTGTCATGTTAAGCAGCCTTCCGTGCTTTGCCACGACCCTGACGAGCAAGGTCACGCAGATTGCCTACCTCATATGAGCCAAGCTTGATACCGATAGGGGTATCTGACTTAGCACGGATGGCTGCACCCAGTTGCTTGTGCATAGTGTCGAGAAGCTTGCCAGCAATAGCTTGTGCGTCATACTGTAGATAGCCACCGCTTTCAGCTTTGACCTGACGTGATAGTGATAGCACCTCTTTGTATAACTTGTAGCGGCCTAGTTTAACGCCGTGATACTGAGCATACAATGCCTCTACCTTAGACAGCTTTGTTTCTACCTGTGGTGATGCAAGCACCTGTCCTGTCATGCCTGTTGAACGCTGGTGAAATGTTACAGTTTTGATAGCCATGATATAATCTCCTTATGGTTGGTTTAGTTAGTCGGGTTAGTGTTTAGTCCAACATTGGACTTAGGGATTGCATATACTTTAGGTTTACCCTGCCATATATACATCGAGATAACGTCAGCATCCGTCACTGGCTCACCAGTATCAGCGAATACAAACGTATCATTCTTGTATGGGTTATACGTTACTGGCCTGCTACCTTTGGTCATGCAAGTAGCAATACCATTTTTCAGGCCAATATAACCTACAGCAAAGGCATGAACATTCTTCTTGCCTTCACGCAATACCTTGGCACGACCAGCAGGACGCACTACAAACTTGGCATCAGCTAATGTCAAGGCCGGAACGTGATTAGTTACACGGCCTGTCTTACAGTCCTGCACAGACCAAATACTCCTGTGAAGGTTCCAATACATACGAACTTTACGCTGCATAGCTTTTCTCCTGTACCATACGCTTTGCATTACGCATAGCCTTGCGGTTACGCTTCCAATCATCACGCTTTGCTTTGCGGGGTTTCGTTTTGAGTGACTTCATTTTCTCGACTTTTATTTGCATTGTCTTTGTCCTTATTACGATTGTACTTGGTTTTATCTGGCACAGCTTGTGTCCTGCGGCGTGACTGTGCCATTGCCTTCGCCACAGGGTTGATAGGTTTAATTCTCATTGCCTTTCTCCGAATCGTGGATGAACTGAAGATAAGTAATTATTTCCTGCACATCGTAGTGTTCTACGTTATGGTCATGCTTCATGTGCATTGCCTTCTGATACACATCCATTGCAAAATCATACATGGATAAATCTTTGTAAATCTTAACGTCCATTTTAAATCTCCGTTAGTCCAACATTGGACTTGTCTAGTATATCTAAGTAAATATATTACTTTCACTAAAGTATCAAGTAATATTTTACATAAGATATACATAAGAGGTTTAGAACCGTCCATCAGTGTCGATTACAAACCCACTGTCATCGTGCTTGGCTCTGCCTTTGGCAATCAAGCCAACGACTACACCTTTCGGGTCAAGGAATCGTAGGTCATCCTTGTCGCCATCAATTACCTGCAAGCCACGGAATGTCTCAGGCAGCTTGTTACGGAATACAACCGCCATGTTTACACCTGTCTTGACTACAGCCATGACCACCTCATCAGCATACTTCATATCAGCTTCGCTGTATGACAAGGTGATGTGATAGTTGTCAGGCAATTCCTGATAAGCACGTTTGATTACCTTTGTGTAATCATAGAATTGTGCATCAGGATAGAGTGGTGCCAGCTTCATAGCGTCACCCTTGTCATCCGTGCCACCCAGACGGATACACGGCTTGATGCCCTTCTTTAGTTGGCGGCGAATGAATGTCTCAATGTCTTTGTTCAAGGCATCATAAAAGCCAATGGCATCAGACAAGAGCCACATAGTCTTGCGTTCACGACCACGCTGTACTGTACTCATAGCACCACGCCCTGCCGTAAACAGGCAGCCTTCATGGCACTTGGCTGTCTCAGCCATAGCACATAGGTTATGCACCTTGCCCTTGAACATGGTTTTGAATGGCTTGAGATAGCGAATAGCTGTTACATACTCAGAGCCATCACCCTTGATTGTCTTGGCATTATTGCCAACGCCTAAGATTTGGTAAGTCATTGTGTTTTCTCCACTTCGTGAATACAGGCTTGCAAATATCCCCAATGCCTAGGGCAATCCGGTGGATCACCTTCAAATGACATCACGGATGCTTCAGCATCATATATGTTGTAATCAATGTCACGCCTTGCCATTTGATAGCCTTCATCATAATCGGCAAAGTAAAAGGTTTCAGCATGACAAAAACCGCAATAATAATCATCCGCACTATCCACATAGAACAGGTCAATGTGAGTATGCGGCACATCACAACAAGCACATTTTCTAGCCATATTCAAACTCCGTTTGTGTTAAGTCCAACATTGGACTAGTTAAGTGTTATATAAGTAATACATACTTCACTAAAGTATCAGTATGTATTACGTTATACACATTATTGATATAGCCAACATTTTTTTAGCAGCCATTTTTCTATGATATCGCCGCTTTCATCCTCATCCGTAGCCACATAGACCACAGTTTTTTGCACTTTACCATAGCGATAAGGCCACCCGATAGTATCACCTACCCATATTAAATGAGGGTATTCATCCTTGTTATCACCCATGTTTACTGAAAACTCGAAGATATTCCCTACGCTTTTTTCTTTGAAAGCACCTATAGGATTTTTTGTATGAGTGTAGTAAGCCATAATTCAAACTCCGTTTGTGTTACATCATGCTATCTAGTATAGCCAAGGCATCAGCCTTGTCAACATCTTTTTTGTACTGCTCAAGCATAGCATCAGCTTGACCTGTCACATAGACACGAAACTCAGGCCGTGTCTCAGGCTCATAGCTACGGCTGAAAGCCAGTGTATCCATAGCCTTCCAGCTAGAGCCTACGGCTTTGTGACGACCCATGTCAATGATTGCACCACGTTTAGCCATTACGATTCTCCAAATTGTATGCTACAATTCCCCAGCCACATATCAAGCACCATGCACTGCAACCAAGCATTGTCCATGACAGCCAAGTCATGTAGCCAATGCCATAAAGCGATAGGATAGCTAATCCAAAGAATATAGCGACCATTAGCATAGCTATCAAGAACAAATCTAACATTTCAAATTTCATTTGAATATCTCCTAGGCAGCGTAAGCTGCAGCAACATAAACATTTCCAGCATCATCCTTGATTACTGACTTGTCAGTAGAGTCATCTAGCATTTCCAATTGCTCTTTAAGAGCAGCTATGAACTTGGCTTTGGATACACCGTTCAGTTCACACTGAACTAACGCTTCCAATGCAATGTCTGAAGCAGACTTTGGATCAGTCTTATCAGCTTCGCTGTTTAGTCCAACATTGGACTTCTCATCAGCCTTTGGCTCTACAGGTGTCTCTGTATCAGCCTTTGGCTTTGGATCAGCTTTAGGCTTCATAGCAGCTTGTAAAGCTGTAAGGCTAGTGAAACCCTTTTTGCTTTTAGCAATGAAGTCACGACAAGCTGTCTCATTCGCAGCAAACCACATGGCTTCGCTTCTACGGCGTTTGTCGATACCGGCAATGCCACAATCTTTCAGCCTAGCTGAAGCGATACGATCACCACCTTCAGCCTTCAGCTTTAGCATCAGCTTTCCAAGCCGTGTGTCAAAGCCATCAGCCTTCGTTGACTTGGTGAAACGAGCCTTATCACCTTTGGTGATTGACTTCCATTCTTTAGCCAAGGCAAAGCCTTCAGCTTCCAGAGTGTTGTTTACAACAGGAATGATTTGAGTTGATGAATTTTCCATTTCGGCATCCTTTATACTATCTTTAGGTTTTATAGGGATATATCCCCTTTCACTACGTTCAAGGGGTTTATATCCCGTAAAACCGTAAGAAGATAGATATAACTTTTGGGTTGGGGCTTCGCATGTGATCCTCTGCGCCTGCCGTTTCGCAGGTGACTGCAGCTATCTTCGATAGCGAAGTACGTGCGCTAAACTCGTGTGAGGTTCCGGTGACTAGTCCAATGTGGGACTTGTTGAATGACCACCACCCCCTATGGGGGTATAGTATGCTCCGACATTGCTACGGTATGTGATTTTCCATAGGCTATGGCTCATGGTCAATGTTGGCATGGCAACTGATACCATAACAGTAGTCCAATGCCTCGCACATCTAGACTCACAGCGCATTACAGGCACATTATGCAGCGTCACAAGCACATGATGCGCATTATGCGGGCAGACATAGGCACATATAGGCGCACATGAGGCACCTAGCTTGGGGGCGGGCAGGAGCCAGTGGGGGTGTGGGCGTACGTATGCATGTATAAATACACAGATCAGGTAAATTCACTGTTAACCACAGTAGCAACTGTCAACTGTATATGCTCAAGGATTGTGCAACACTGCCTAAATAATAGGCAACTATACACCCCCTACGGACCATTTCGCCTATTCATAATAAATGACTTGACAGGCTGTGAAAAATCTGGTATAATTATGTATAACTTAAACACACTTAAAGTGTATCACTTAACTACTATATAGTTAAATTATAAATACACTTAAATGAACACTTAAATGTATTATATATTTTCTTTGTTAACTCACTTAACTGTAACACTTTAAATGTACCCTATAAAGTTATATCCGTATATTACATAAGAAAGTTCTTGACAATGGCAAAGAAATCTGTAAAACTATATACAGATAATGTACTTGATGCATTCTATGATGCTATCCGTACCAACTCATTAGACCGCTTACATATCCCTCACAGTGATGTCTTCTACGTAAGGCAGGCAGTTGAGGCACACTATGGGCGGTCATTTACGTTAAAGCACGTAGAAGAAGCAATGAGGGCTGAAGGCTGGACTGAAAGAAATGAGTGATGGAACTCTATACCATACTAGTCTACCTATCCGTAATCGTTATGCCTGATGGCGAACTGAAGACTTACACTGCTACAGTTAATGAGTGTCCCTCTACTGAAATGGTAATATCTATGCACCAGCGTATGATGGATACAGGTGAGATAGTTGACTGGACAGCCAGATGTAGTAGCACAGAAGTACAGCTAACCGTACCAAAAGGATTGAAGACGTAACATGGCTATACCTGAACGAGTAAAAACTAAGATGAAGGAAGAGGGGCTGTCTGGCGTTAACAAGCCGAAGCGTACTCCTAATCATAAAACTAAGTCACACTGCGTAATGGCTAAAGAAGGTGACACATATAAATTTATTCGCTTTGGACAGCAAGGCGTATCCGGTGCTGGGAAGAACCCTACATCCGCAAAGGATAAGGCACGTAAGAAATCCTACTATGCACGTCATAATGCACAGGGGAAACCGACCAGCAAGCTGTCAGCGAAGTATTGGTCACATAAAGTTAAATGGTAATATAGGAGATATACCGATGGCTAAAAAAGTTTATGTAGGCAAAGATGGAACACCTAAAACTTTGTCTCAGATTGCAAAGAAGCAGGGTGTGACCTTACAGGCACTACTGGCAGCTAATCCAAAGATTAAAGATGCGAACTTAATTAGGATGAACCAATCTATTAATATTCCAGATACAAAGAAGATGCCCGGTGCAAAGGGTGGGCCATATGGTCGTGTATCACAGGTTGAGATGAATAAGCTACGTAGAGATGGTAAAGAGTACGCTACTGGTGTTCGTGCTAAAATGAACGCAGGGGCAGAGACTTCAGCTACACCTAAAGAAAAAGCAAAGCTTGGTGATAAACTTGTAGGTAGTTCTTTGTCTCCAGCAGCTAAAGCTAAAGCAAAAAAGAATGCAATGCCATTGCCTAAGCCAAAGCCTAAGAAGAAGCCTACACCTGTATCAAGTAAAACTGGTAGTTCTTTATCTGCAACAGCTATGGCTAAAGCAAAGGCACTTAAAAATGCACCGGATAAAAAACCTACAGCTAAAGCAACTAAAACTGGTAGTTCTTTATCTGCAACAGCTATGGCTAAAGCTAAAGCATTAAAGGCCAAGGCAATAGAGAAGCAGGTTAAGACTGCAGCTAAACAAAGTCGGCGTACAGGCCGCAAAGATAAGGCATAGGGGAAAACAATGACACAAGTATCAAGAAGAATTGCTAAGAATGTAACAGGTAGAAAAACAAAAGCTGTTAAGAAGCCTACCCAAAAAGTAAATAAAGAAACTGGTAATACTAGTACTGCTGCACCTGCTGATCCCATTCGGCAAGAAAGAGGTCGTATTGGTAAGAAGCTACAAGCGAAGCCACAGATTCAAAAAGCTTATGATAATATTCAAGCCGAATTAAAATGGCTAAGAGAAAATGATGGTGCTGCTGAAAGTATTGCAGCACGTAGGCAATCTCTTAAAGATATGGAAGTAAACAATCCAATTAAGCCAAAAGCGATGAAAGACGTTGTAGCAAAGCGGCCTACAGAAGCAAAGCCTGCACGTAAAACTCCAGAGCAGAAAATCATGGACATTGTAGCTAATCCGGGTAAAAAGAAAACTCAAATGTCTAGGGGCGGCATGGCTACTAAAAACTACGTGAACCCTGTTAAGATTGTAGACAACAGAAAGAAGAAGTAACATGACACCTAGTGAAGCAATGCGGGTTACTGAGAACCCTAAAGACTACACCGTACAAGAACGTAAAGATGCTAAGAAAGTATTAGCTAAAGTAGGTTCTTTAGGACAGGATAAAACTGCCCCACTCAAACGTAGTAAGGGTGGTGACACACCCAGCAAGAACAAAAAAGATAAGGTGCCTGTAATTGCTATCTCTGTAGGCATGGCTGAGATGCCAAAGGGGCAGAAGAAAGCTAAAATGATGCGTGGTGGTATGTCAAATAAAAAGGAACATATGTATGCAGCAGGTGGTATGGTTAAGGATAACCCCGGCCTGAAGGCATTGAAGGCTGCAAGCCCAGAAGCGTATAACAAAATCACAAAGTCGTAATGCACCCTGTTGAAGCTGACATACGTAAGTGGTCTAACGAGTTCCTTGAGATACCTAACAAGAAGCTTAATGGATTACCGCCCTGCCCCTACGCTAAACAAGCATGGCTAGACAAAAAGGTTGTATTCAGCATAAACACAGGGGTGGATGGACTAGCTAAAGAAGTCGCAGACTTTGATCAACACAATTATGATATAGTTGTGTGGGCTAGTCAGTATCTACCAGACATGGAATACCTAGACGGATGGTGTGATGGCGTAAACGAAGCACTATCTATTGCAGGTAAAGATATGCACCTCATGGTGTTCCACCCAGACTACGATGCTGAGAAGGCAGGTCTGGACTTTTTAGTTGCTGAAGATGGTGTAGTAGATGAAAGCCTAGTCTACTGCATGGTATTTGTACAAAGGCTATCTACCCTAGACGATGCAGCATTAAGTCTGGAGAAGTCAGGATACTACAAACACTTCCCAAAGGATGTGTATCAATCGCTAGTTATAGACAGACGGAGATTAAGAAATGAAGGGTAAAACTAAAGTAGCAAAGAAGATGATGCGTGGTGGTGCAGTGCCAAAGCGTATGCGTGGCGGTGGCATGGCTAAGATGGCACAGAAGAAAATGATGCGTGGTGGTGCTGTAGCTAAGAAGATGATGCGTGGCGGAATGGCAAAAAAGAAATGAGGAAGAAACTAGTTCATCATTTTGCGATAGTCCTGCTTAATATTGGCAAGCCCTTTACTCGTATTGGTAACTGGTTTTGGAAAAAGCACAGAGATGTGCTAGACTGGAATGAGTAGCTATGCCCGTACTTTCAAGTGGCTCTAAATTTGTAACACATGCTGTAGCACTAACTACAACTAGTGACACTGATGTGTACACCGTGCCTAATAACTTCTCATCTCATGTAGAACATTTACTGATTACGAACAGTGATAGCAGCAATCGTAATTACACGTTAAAGTTTTATCAGGCTGACTCAGCAATAACATATACTTTATTTTCTTCTCATGCCGTAGCAGGTAAGGGTTCAGAGTCTGTGTTTACTATTGATAAACCTCTGTATATTCACCAAGGTGATAAACTTATTGTCACAGCAGATACAGTAGATACTCTTACTGTAGTCGTTGCTGCTGAAGAATTTTTTGATCCGACCCGATAGGAGATAGGAGATGCCACGTGTCTCAACAACTAACACCGCCGATAAAAAGAAAGCCACACAAACTAGAACGAAAGCGAAACAGGCTGGAGCGATTGGCTATGCAAAGGGCGGTAAAGCGAAAAGCAAAAGTAGAGTTAATGAGGCTGGCAACTACACTAAGCCAGCCCTAAGAAAGCGTTTGTTTGAGAAGATTAAAGCTGGCAGCAAAGGTGGTAAACCGGGTCAGTGGTCAGCACGTAAGGCACAGATGTTAGCACGTGAATATAAAGCCGCAGGCGGTGGATACAAAGACTAATGGAAAATCTTAAATTGCCTATAGCCCTTGTAGTCGCAATGGTGTTACAAATCTCTGGCGGTGTTTGGTGGGTTAGCCAACAAGCACAGACTATTGCACAGCTTGACGAAACAGTTAAGCAGATGTCTAGCCGTATGGCTATTGAAGAGAATGTAAACATGAAGCGTGACATCATGCGTAATAACGAAGCTATTGAAGGTTTGTTTGAAGCAGCTAATAGCAATAGTATGCACATGGATAAGATTGTAGATTTACTACGGCGTGTGTCTGTTCTTGAAACTGAGATGAAGTATCTAACAGGCGGCAAGTGATTGTATTTGTACTATACGTGTACTTAGGTGCAAATATAATAGATAGAACACAGAAGTTTGTAGACATGGATAGATGCCTATACTTTGCTGAAAGATTGTCCCGACAACAATCTGTTCCAGTGGGGGATGGTAGAAGATTAAATATAACTGCAGTATGTAGACCTGAACCGAAGTAGGAACCAACCAACATGATTGCCGAAACCCTAGCAGGCATAGCACTTGTAAAGAGTGCAGTAGATGGCATTAAAAGTGCCATAGGGACAGCTAACGATATCGGTGAGATTGCTAGTCATATAGACAACCTCTTTGAAGGTGAAAAGCAGGTACAACAAAAACGTGCTAAGAAGTCGGGTGCTGGTATAGGTGATCAGTTCGGCATCAAAACTGTAGCACAGGAAATGATTGATGCTAAACTAGCACAAGAGAAGATTGCAGAAATGCGGCAGCTAGTTGACTTACGGTTTGGCCCCGGCACGTGGAAGACTATCGTGGATGAAAGAGCCAAGCGAATACAGGAAGCTAAAGAAGCACAGGCGCAAGCTAGGCGAGAAGCTAAACGTGCGCAAGAAGAGTTCATGGAAAACGTAAGGATGACAGGAATAGTGAGTATAGTAGCTGGTGTAGCTATGGGTCTAATCTTATTAGCATTTGTGTTCCTACCTAAATAATTAACTTGACAAAGTAAAATAGAAGTGGTATAACTTATCTATGTCTATACGTAAGCCATCACAAAAAAGTTTATCTAATTGGACTAATCAAGACTGGAGAACCAAGAGTGGTAAACCGTCAGGACAAACCGGTGAGCGTTACCTTCCAGCGGCTGCTATCAAGGCGTTATCGCCATCTGAATACGCCGCTACCACCCGTGCTAAAAGAGAAGGAACTCGTGCTGGTCAGCAGTTCGTCCAGCAGCCTAAAAAGATACAAAAGAAAACTGCACAGTTCAGACGAGGACGATAATGCTTAACCTACTCATAGGACCACTTGCAGAGATTGCTGGCACATGGATGTCAGGCAAAGTCGAACAGACAAAAGCCAATGCCCAGACTAAGGTAGCTAAAGCACAAGCTGAAGCTGTAGTCATGCAGAAGAAAGCTACTGGCGAGATTGATTGGGACTTGGAAATGGCTAGAGGATCAGCTAACTCGTGGAAAGACGAGTGGCTGACTATTCTATTTAGTATCCCACTTATCCTAGCATTCGTGCCGGGAATGGAGGACGTAGTTGCAAATGGATTCGCAAGACTCAACGAAATGCCTGAATGGTATCAGTACTCACTTGGAGTTATCGTTGCAGCTTCTTTTGGAGTTCGTTCAGCGACTAAATTCTTTGGAAAGAAATAATGGCTGCAGAGAAGATACTTGAGTGGAAACTCCTACCAAGATTTATGATGCTGGTAATGACGCTTATGAGTTGGCGTGTAGTCGAGTGGTTCATGTCCTTACCAGAACCCAGTGCAGCACAGGCTGGTTTAGTATCTGTGGTAACTGGCGCAATGACAGGAGCCTTTGCCGTGTGGATGAACCACGAAGGTAAACATCCGGGTCAGTCTAATCATAGAATTTCTGAGTCACGTTCCAGTAAATGAAAAGCCCCTGTAAGGGAATATGCGTACTAGATAAAGAACGTATTAGATGTATTGGTTGTAATCGCACCATAGAACAAATTACTAATTGGGGCAAAAATAAAATGAAGTATCGTAGAGAACATTTTATTGAAGAACTTATCAAGCATGAAGGCTTAAAGTTACAGGTATATCAAGATACACTAGGAATTGATACCATCGGTATCGGACGAAACCTAGAAGACCGTGGCATATCTAAAGAAGAACTAGATGATTTAGATATCCCAACTATTGACCATGTATATGAATATGGCATTACAGAAGCGGATGCGGTCTATCTAGCAACCAATGACGTGCAGATTGTCGAAGAAGAACTGTTACGTGCGCACCCTTGCGTAGACAGATTAGACAGTGTACGTCAGCTTATCGTAATGGATATGGCATTTAACATGGGCGTACCACGTTTGTGTAAGTTTGTCAAAATGTGGAATGCTATCCACGAAGAAAAATATGACGTTGCAGCAAAAGAAATGCTTGACAGCAGGTGGGCAAATCAGGTAAAATCACGTGCAGTGAAGTTAGCTAACGCAATGCATAACGGAGAATTTTAATATGGGATATATAGAACACAAAAAAGGTACTAAAGGCCAGACGTATTATAGCGGTTCTAACCCTAGAAAACAATCTATTGCAGAACGCATTAGTTTTGGTACGGGTAAAGGCAATAAACAATCTGGCGGTTTTTTAGATATGATTGTTAATACGATAAAGAAAGCAATAGACTAATGAAAGAATTTAAAACGTGCAAAGGATGTCCTACTCCTACTAACTGTAAAGCAGTAGGCGCATGTCAAAACAAAGGCAAGTAAATGGCTAGACAACTAACTGAGAAACAACAACGACTATTAGACGTACTGTTTGATGAAGCAGGCGGTGATATTGTGCAAGCAAAGAAACTGGCGGGATATGCTGACACTTCTGGTACTGCTGAAATTGTTAAGGGTCTTAAAGAAGAAATACTTGAGGCTACTCAAATGTATATGGCACGTAATGCGCCGAAAGCTGCGATGGCTATGGTAGGTGGGTTGCATGACCCAACTGAACTAGGTATTCGTGACAAGATGGCTGCAGCTAAAGAACTGCTTGACCGCACAGGTTTGGTTAAGACTGAGAAGATGCAGGTAGAAGCATCAGGCGGTGTCATGCTTATGCCACCTAAAGCTATTGTAGAGGATGATGACTAATGACCTCGCAAGAAATACAAGCACTGCAACAAGAAGCTATGGATGCTTGGAAAAATGGTGATAAGCTTTCTAAAAACTTAACTATGCATCGTAGTAGATACGTTGCAAAAAAACGTGCAGAACTAGAGGCAGCTAAAAATAAAAATAAAGGTGCAACAGATATGCGTGTAGGTGGTATGGTTATATCTACACTAGACAATCGTAAAAACAAATGACACGCAGCATAGGCAAGTGGAAACTTCCACAGCCAACAGACATTAAAGATGAGAACGAGTGGGTACCTATTCCACGTATTGCACGTACAGTACCATTCGGGTATGAACAAGACGAAGCAGACCCCGACCTATTACAACCTATACCAACACAATTAGATTTACTAGAGAAGGCACGTAGCCACGTAAATCAATACAGTTATCGTGAAGTAGCTAATTGGCTAAGTACGCAGACAGGACGCTACATATCTCACGTAGGTTTAAGGAAACGGTTAAGTAATGAGCGAAGACGTAAGAATCAAGCTGCAAGCCTCCGCAAGTGGGCAGAATATGCGGAAAAGGCAATCGCCAAAGCGGAAGCCATCGAAAAAGAAAGAACAGGTTCAAAAGCCGCAGGTTGAGATACAAGAGTACGTTTCACGTGAATACGACACTAGTAATATTGAAGAACACGCTAACGTACTATTCAAACCTAACCCCGGCCCACAGACTGACTTTCTAGCTGCAGCAGAACGAGAAGTATTATATGGTGGGTCAGCAGGCGGTGGTAAATCCTACGCTATGCTTGCAGACCCACTACGATATATGGGGCATCCTGCATTTAGTGGGCTACTCCTACGACACACGACAGAAGAACTAAGAGAACTCGTATTTAAATCACAAGAACTATATCCGAAGATTTGGCCCGGCATTAAGTGGTCAGAAAGAAAGATGCAATGGACGGCACCATCGGGTGCTAGACTATGGATGTCTTACCTAGATAGAGATGACGATGTACTACGTTATCAGGGTTTGGCGTTTAGTTGGATTGGCTTTGACGAATTGACACAGTGGGCAAGCCCTTATGCTTGGAACTACATGCGTTCTCGCTTACGTTCTACCGCACCAGACTTGCCAATTTATATGAGGGCTACGACCAACCCCGGCGGCAGAGGTCATCATTGGGTTAAGAAGATGTTCATTGACCCAGCCCCTTACAACAGAGCCTACGATGCAACAGATACAGAAACAGGAGAAGTACTTAGATACCCAGCGGGACATGCAAAAGCTGGAAAGGCTTTATTCAAACGCAGATTCATACCCGCAAGACTTTCTGATAATCCGTACCTTGCGGAATCAGGTGACTACGAAGCCATGCTTCTTTCAATGCCAGAACAACAAAGACGACAGCTTCTTGAAGGCGACTGGGACATTAAAGAAGGAGCTGCCTTTACTGAGTTTGATAGGGCTATTCACGTTGTTGAGCCTTTCGATATTCCTCATAATTGGGTTAAGTTTCGTGCCTGCGATTATGGCTACGGTAGCTACACTGGTGTTGTTTGGTTTGCCGTTGCGCCTAATGAACAACTTATTGTATATAGAGAACTCTACGTATCTAAAGTCCTTGCCTCAGATTTGGCAGATATAATCCTAGAGGCTGAAGCAGGTGACGGTACTATAAAGTACGGTGTTTTGGATAGCAGTCTGTGGCATAAGCGTGGCGATACTGGTCCATCTCTTGCAGAACAAATGATACAGAAGGGTTGCCGTTGGCGACCATCAGATAGAAGTAAGGGCAGTCGTGTAGCAGGTAAAAACGAAATACACAGACGCTTACAGGTAGACGAGTTTACTGAGGAGCCTAGAATTGTTTTCTTTAATAACTGCACAAACCTCGTTGCCCAGCTACCGTCCATTCCTCTTGACAAAAAGAATCCAGAAGACATTGACACGCATTCGGAAGATCACTTGTATGATGCGCTAAGATATGGTATAATGTCAAGACCAAGGTTTAGTATATGGGACTATGATCCTACGAGTAGACCACAAAACGGAATGCGAGTAGCAGACAGTACATTTGGATATTAAGGAACTGAAATATGGCTGATGATGAAATTATGATTGAAGACGATGCAATTGCATTGGAAGATACAGATGACACTACGGTAGTTGACGCTAATGTATCATCTATTATCCCATTCATCATGGAACGATATAAGCGTTCCGAAGACTATCGTTATCAAGACGAAGAGCGTTGGCTACGTGCGTATCGTAACTACCGTGGTTTATACAGTCCTGATGTTCAATTTACTGAGGCTGAAAAGTCACGTGTATTTATTAAGGTAACTAAAACTAAAACACTAGCAGCCTACGGTTCTATTGTTGATGTGTTATTTGCTAATCACAAGTTTCCTTTATCTGTAGAGCCTACTGAATTACCAGAAGGTGTGGTAGAGGATGTACACTTTGATCCGCAAGAACCAGAGCAAATTCAGAGTGATCCTAACGTAAGTCCATATGGATTTTCTGGTGATGGTCAAGACTTACCGCCGGGTGCTACTGCTAAAACATTACAAGAACGTCTTGGTGTTATGCAGAATAAACTTGAGCCTATTTCAGATAAACTGAAAGAGGGTCCGGGTAAAACACCAACAGCTATTGCATTTAGTCCTGCAATGATTGCAGCTAAAAAGATGCAAAAGAAAATTCACGATCAACTAGAAGAGTCAGGTGCTAATAAACATCTACGTAACTCTTCTTTTGAAATGGCGTTGTTTGGTACTGGTGTAATGAAAGGCCCCTTTGCTATTGATAAAGAGTATCCTAATTGGGATGACGAAGGTAATTACGACCCACTCTTTAAAACTGTACCACAAGTAAGCCACGTATCTGTGTGGAACTTCTACCCTGATCCAGATGCAAACAATATGGATGAGGCACAGTTTGTAATTGAGCGTCACAAGATGTCTCGTACACAATTGCGTAACCTAAAGAAGCGTCCATACTTCCGTGGTCAAGTTATTGATGAAGCCATTATGATGGGTGAGAACTACGAGAAGAAGTATTGGGAAGATGATCTATCTGACTATGCACCAGAGCATGGCATTGATCGTTTTGAAGTTCTTGAGTATTGGGGCATGGTTGATGTCGAGATGCTTGAGGATCAGGGCGTAAGTATCCCAAAGGAGTTACAAGATTTTGACGAACTACAAGCTAATGTGTGGGTATGTAATGGTAAACTGTTGCGCATGGTACTTAACCCATTTAAGCCTAGCCGCATTCCTTATCACGCTGCACCTTATGAGTTAAACCCTTATTCATTCTTTGGTGTGGGTATCGCTGAAAACATGGACGATACACAGACACTAATGAATGGCTTTATGCGTATGGCAGTAGACAACGCCGTACTGTCAGGCAACTTGATTGTAGAAGTAGATGAAACTAATCTAGTACCGGGTCAAGACTTGTCACTGTATCCGGGCAAGATATTCCGTAGACAGGGTGGCGCACCGGGTCAGGCAATCTTTGGTACTAAGTTTCCTAACGTATCGCAAGAGAACTTGATGCTGTTTGATAAAGCACGACAGCTTGCTGACGAAAGCACAGGCTTGCCATCATTTGCACATGGACAGACAGGTATATCAGGTGTAGGCCGTACAGCATCTGGTATCTCTATGCTTATGGGTGCAGCTACAGGTGGCACCAAGACTGTCATTAAGAACGTAGACGATTATCTTCTTCGTCCTTTAGGCGAAGGTTTCTTTCGCTTTAACATGCAGTTTGACTTTGATAAAGAAATCAAAGGAGACTTAGAAGTTAAGGCACGTGGTACTGAAAGCCTAATGGCTAATGAAGTACGTAGTCAGCGGCTCATGCAATTCTTACAGATTGCAAGCAGCCCAGCACTTGCACCTTTTGCTAAGTTCCAATATGTAATCCGTGAGATTGCAAAGTCAATGGACTTAGACCCCGACAAAGTAACCAACAATATGGACGAAGCCGCCCTTCAAGCAGAGATTATGAAAGGGTTCCAACAGCCAGCAGGCCCACAAGGGGGCGTAGGTGGCGCACCAGCGGGTGCTGATGCAATGGACCCTACTGGTGCGGGAGGAGGCTCAATGGGCGTAGGACAGGCTCCTGTGCCGGGTGAACAAGGATTTAGTGCGAATGGACAGGAAACAAATACTCAGCAGCCTCAAGCCGCTGGTCAACAACCCCCAGCAATGGGAGGCATTCAGTAATTACTTAACTGATACAATCACGCAGTATCACAAAGTGATGGAACAAACGGATGACCCTATTGTACTACACAGATCACAAGGTGCAATAGCGATCATGCGTAAAATGAAATACTTACGAGATGAGGTAAACCAGTAATGGCTAAATCAGTAGAAAAACAAATGGAACTTTTTGAGCCAGTAGAACGTGGCTTTCAAGATGGCGGTCTTATGGACGAAGGCGGTACAGTAGACCCTATTTCTGGTAATGATGTACCACCCGGTTCTACTCAAGAAGAAGTTCGTGATGACATTCCTGCACAATTAAGTGAAGGTGAATTTGTTTTTCCTGCAGACGTAGTACGTTATTTTGGCTTAGAAAAACTTATGGAGATGCGCCAAGAAGCTAAGATGGGCTTACAGCGTATGGAAGATATGGGTCAGATGGGTAATAGTGAAGAAGCTATTATGCCAGACAATCTTCCTTTTGATATCGAAGACCTTGACATAGACGAAGAAGACGAGTATAATGATACTATGGAAATGGCTAGAGGTGGTGTAGTACATGCTGCTGCTGGTACGTTTATGACTCCGGGTACAGGCTTTAGTTATCAAGCACCTGCAACTACAGGTCAAACAGGTTATAGTGCATTTCGTGGAACTCCGGCACCAACTGGTGCTACTCCATTAGGGTATACCACACCAACTATGGGTGGTCCAACTTATACCACAGCAACAGGTACAACTAACTTGCCTACTTTTGGTCAGACAGTAGGAAACGCACAAACAACTCCTACCACATATAAAACATACGTAAATGCTGCGGGTCAAACACAACAAATTCCATTCCAGAATGGTAAGCCTTTGTATCCTATTCCAACAGGGTTTACATTACAACCAACAACTCCAACAACTCCTACGACCCCTACGACTACTACTGGCGGTCAAACATACGGCGGCGGCGGTGATGATGGTAGAGATGGGTATGATGTACGAAATGAAAGTTTATCTAACGTAGGTTCTATTTCAGGCACAATGGCTAGTTTATTTGGGTCAAAGGATGATAAACCTAAAACCGTAGGTATAGAAAATATCTACGATACTGCGGCAAAGACAAATAGTTATTTTGGTGGTAGTAAAGCATTTGGCTGGAATAATGAAGAACTTCGTGGTGCAACTTTCACTCAAGGTGCTGCACAATTAGGTACAATAGGTCTTGCTGGTATGGTAAGCGATATATCTAAACAACTAACAGGCAAAGGCTTTGCTCTAAAGGATGTTGGTCTCGAAGGATTTACTGCTATGAATGGCGCATTAAATTCTATGGGTTTAATTAACAGAGGCCAACTTATGAATAATGCTCAAGCATCTTTAGTAGGTAATGCTATGTCAGCCGCACACGCAGCGGTTTATGATGGTAAAGACCCAAAGGCAGCATATAATGCTGTAATGAACACACCGGAAGCCCAAGCTATCGTAGATAAAACACTTACAGATATTAGAGATTCTTATGCCAGAGCTTATAACAATACAAAAGGAATATCTTTTGCTGAAGCTGCTAATGTTGCTAGATCACATGCTGCTGAATTTAAAAGTCAAGTAAATGACCTTGCTAACCCTGTTAATGGTTCTGCACGTATTACAACTACAAATGGCATTCCTGTTAACACGGTAATAGACCCTAAAACTGGTCAACGGATACAAGACCCGACTAAATCAAGAGCATTTACAGCAGACGGTTTAGCTAAAGTTAAAGCTGCAGAAGCGAAACAAAAACAAGCAGAAACTATTGCAAAAGCATTATCAGATAAAGCAAAACGAGACGCAGTATCAGCAGCGTTTGAATCAAGAGGTTATAGCGAAAAAGATGACCCCGGACAGAAGGCACCTACCGGTGGGTACGCAGGTTATGGAGAAGACCCCGGCTTTGATGGCGGCGGCGGCGGTGGTTCGCAAGACGGCCCAAGCAATGACACTAGTAATAACGAAAGCGGCAGCGGCGGTGGTATGGGTGGTGGCTTTGGAAGTGAAGATGATGGCTGGGGCGGCGGCGATTAAACAAGCTGCGTAAGAGGCTTACTTAAATCTTACAATCAGTTGGCTACTCACTCCCCATCTCCCTCGACAGGTGTATGGCTACGGTGGCCCCAACAAGGAGACTACACAAATGAACGATACAATTATGGCAGAAGAAATGCAGACAGAAAAGAAAGTTGCATTTGCCAATCGTAAATATACTAATGAAGAAAAGCGTGAACGTGAAGAAGCAGAACTAGCTGAGATGCTAGAACAGCAGAAGCAAGCCAAAGAGGGTAAGCAAGCTGTTGAACCAGAAGAAGAAGAACCTACTTCCGCTGAAGAAAAAACATTTAAGAAGCGTTACTCAGACCTACGGCGACACCAACAAAAACAAGCTGAAGAGTTTAAAGCTGAACTAGATGCTATGAAGCGACAGCTTGAGCAAGCCACACAAAAGGAAATGAAGCTACCCAAGTCTGATGAAGACATTGAACAGTGGGCAGCAGACTACCCTGATGTAGCAGCTATCGTTGAAACAATTGCAATGAAGAAAGCACGTGAGCAGTCTACTGCTCTGGAAGAACGCCTCAAAGCAATTGATGAAATGCAGAACAGTGCTACTAAAGAAAAAGCTGAAGCAGAACTAATGCGCATTCATCCTGACTTTGATGAAATCCGTGACAGTGATTCATTCCACGATTGGGCAGAAGAACAACCTAAGTGGGTACAGGATGCACTGTACGACAACGACAATGACGCACGTTCCGCTGCACGGGCAATTGACTTGTACAAAGCTGACATGGGCATTACAAGTAAAAAGCCTAAGTCAGATAAAGATGCAGCTAAGTCAGTGTCTACAAAGAATAGTCGTAGCAAACCTCAAGATGAAGGCAATGCTACATATCTAAAAGAATCCGCAGTTCAGAAGATGTCACCTCAAGAGTACGAGAAAATGTCTGATGAAATCATGGAAGCCATTCGTAGTGGTAAGTTTATCTACGATGTTTCGGGTTCAGCCCGATAAAAAAGAGTTGACATTTAGTTTACATTAAGTATAACTAGAGTCAGATAAGTGTAAGTTGGATAGCTACCAGCTTACGCTAATCATCAGCAAACAACAATATCCTTTCGGATTACCTAATAAATATGGCCTGTTGAATAGTTGGGCGGCCACCTAGCTAGAATACACACCCATAGGACTTAGCCTCTGCAAAGCATTGTATAGTTTGCATCTGTCAAAATGCTTTTAATAGGAGAATTACAATGGCATTTGGAAGCGCAGCCGGGTGGACTAACCTCCCCAACGGCAACTTTTCACCAGTAATCTACTCCAAACAGGTGCAGCTTGCATTCCGCAAGGCCGCTGTTTGTGAAGGGATTACTAATTCCGACTACTTTGGCGAGATCGCTAACATGGGCGATTCAGTCAAGATCATTAAAGAGCCTGAGATTTCAGTTAATGCATATCTTCGTGGTACAACCATTGTTCCACAGGCGATTGCTGACGATGACTTCTCACTGACCATCGACAAGGCTAACTACTTTGCATTTAAAGTAGACGACATTGAAGAAGCACACTCACACGTGAACTTCCAGCAGTTGTCTTCTGATCGTGCAGCGTACCGTCTTGCTGACCAGTTTGACCAAGACGTTCTTGGTTACTTGTCAGGTTACTCGCAGTCAGCCCTGCATACAAATGCAGACACCGTGAACACAACTGTTAACGGTACAAAGGCAAATACCACTGCTGGTTCAGACGAATTGCTTGCAGCTAACAAGCTGGACGCATCTGACTTCAACGGCGGTGTTGCTGCTCAGTCAATTGGTATCGTGCCTCGTGCCGGTACTTCTGGCGTACCTTCAGCAACTGGTACTGCTAACCCACTGCAGATCATTGCACGTATGGCACGTAAGCTAGACGAGCAAGATGTTGATAGCCGTGGACGTTGGATTGTGATTGATCCAGTTCTGAAAGAAATCCTGATGGACGAAGAGTCACGTCTCCTTGACGCTGACTTCGGTGGTTCAGGCTTGCAGAATGGTTTGATCCTCAACAACTTGCATGGGTTCCGTGTGTACGTGTCTAACAATCTACCGATCCTTGGTACTGGTCCTGCCACAACTGGCGGCACCAACGCTACCAACTTTGGCGTGATTGTAGCTGGACATGACTCAGCGGTTGCTACTGCAGAGCAGATCAACAAGACCGAAACATACCGTGACCCTGACAGCTTTGCTGACATTGTTCGTGGCATGCACCTCTATGGTCGCAAGATTTTGCGTCCAGAGGCTCTTGTGAACGCTGTTTACAACCTCGCCTAGTAATAGGTACAGTGAGTGGGCGGGAGTGTTCTCGCCCCTCACATTTTTCTCTTTAAGGATTTAACATGGCTACATTTTTAGAGTTAGTAAATGAAGTAAATAGAAGGTTGAATGAAGTTGAACTTACAGCTTCTAACTTTGCTTTGTCTTCAGGTTTTTATGCTCACGCTAAAGATGCAGTTAATGCTTCTATTAGATATATCAATCAATCTGAATTTGAATGGCCTTTTAATCACAATTTACAAACACTTACATTAACAGCAAATCAAAGTCGCTATCCTTTTCCTGCAGACTGCAAAGTAATTAACTTTGACAGTTTTAGAATACGTGAAGATGCTACTATAGGAAATGCCACTACAAAACTATCTTCCATTACATATGAAGAGTATTTAGATAAATATGTAGGCCAAGAGTATAACTCAACATCAGGTCAAGGAGTTCCTGTTAAGGTAGTACAAGCTCCATCCTTAGAATTTATTCTAACGCCTGAACCTGATAAAGCATACGAATTGATTTATGAGTACTATAATTTTTCTGCTGATCTGGTATTAAATACAGATACAGCTATTATTCCTGATAGATTCAAGCACGTCATAACTGATGGTGCTATGCACTATGCATACCTGTTTCGTGGAAATACGCAAGATGCACTTGTAGCAAAAGAAAAATTTGATGAGGGCATTAAACATATGCGTTCAATGCTGATTAACAGAACACGGTATGTACGTTCTTACATGATTCCACAAAATACTGGTGGTGGAAGTAGATACGGATTTTCGTGGCTGTAGGGAGTTTAGCTTATGGCTGACGCAT